AACTTAATAAAAGGTTCAACGATGAAAGAAAAAGCGATTACACGAGCTTTACCGGTTGGGTTTCGAGAAATACAGAAGAAGGTACAATCGAACTGCCCGAATGGTGCGATGAGTTTGATTTGTACGATGCTTGCGAACAAATCGAATATTAATCAAATTAAAACTTACAATAATGACAACAACAGGCAGTATTACAAGAAAAACAGATTTAGAAAATCTGATTGAAAGCGGCAACAAGGTCGCTGTTTTAGAAATGATTGAAACAAAAGAAGCTGCATTGAAAGATGCAACCGACAGCGTCGAGTATTGGGCTTCTCGCAATATGGCTGACTGCGAATATTCAATAAATGAAGCAGACAGAGCAAAAAGACTTCAAAAACAAATTTCACAACTGAAAGCGGCTTTATAAATCATTAACGGTTGCGCACGACACGAATCAGTGCATAATAAAATGACAACAACAATTACACTTCAGCAATTCAAAGAACAAACGCCGGTTTTATACGGCTTTGTAAATTTCTCGAACGGCGGCCAAAAAACAGGTACATACAAATTGGCATTTAATAAGTACACCAATAAAATGCAATATCAATTATTTTACGAAAGCGGTCGAATTGCAGACAGAAAATTCGGTATCGGCATTGACACCGCCTACCGGCTGATGAATTTAGGGCAATTGAATTTCGACCCGGAAAGAGGCAGAAAAGAAAATTACATGTAATGCGATTGAATTTTACGAAAATGAAAACTCACTCTTTCACCACACGGATTTTTCCTCCGCAATACGGACAATTGATGACGTCGCTTGCGGGTTGCTCGAAAAGGTCAACAATCGGCACATCAAGAGCGGCGGCGATACGTTCCAACGTATCAAGTGACGGTTTGCTTTTTCCGGAAACCATATTACTCACATTCGGCCGTGTAATTCCTATCCGTGAAGCGAGCCAAACGGACGTAAGTCCCTTGCTTTTCAATACTTCTTTAATTCTCAATTCCATAAAAATACGATTCATTTTATTAAACGATACCGCAAAATTAATAAATAATTCTTATTCGATACAATTAAATGTTAAAAATATCACCATGCAATACTATTTAACAATTATTAACTAAAGTAATTTTGCAGATGTATTATAATTCAGTACATTTGCATATAATTTGTAACGTATAACAATAAATAAAAGTAAAGCAATGAAAACATTGAACGAACAAATAAAAGAAGTGATGACGAGCAAAAAGTCGGCAAACGCAAAAGCGAAAGACCTCGTTGAATTGGGCCTCAAAAAAACGGAAATCAACCGCCTGTTAGATATATATAAGCCGGACGATGCGATACCTTTTACGTTGGGCGTCGAAATAGAATGTTTCAACGTAGATAAAAATTTCTTTCTCGCTTACTGCAAAGAAAGCGGTATAAAAATCGAAGAAGAAAGATACAATCACGATACGAAGAATCATTACAAAATCGTAAGCGACAGTTCGATACAGGGCGAAAACGCCGTAGAGTGCGTATCGCCCGTATTGAAGGGCAAAACCGGTTTGAACTCTCTTAAAAAGGTATGCAAAGCATTGAACGAAAGCGGTGCGAGCGTGAATCGTTCAACCGGCTTACACGTTCACACGGGTTTGCAAAACATAAGTTTCGAGCAATACAAAAACATATTCATCAATTACATTTACCTTGAAAGTGCGATTGATAAATTCATGGCAAAATCGAGACGCGGCAACGATAACGTTTATTGCAAGTCCGTCAATCTCGAAAACGTAACGATACATACCGTTTCGGAGTCCGGCGAATATTCCGACATTGCATATATTTTCCGGCATGACCGGTATTTCAAGTTAAACCCGGTATCTTACGAAAGACACAATACCTTAGAGTTCAGACAGCACGGGGGTACGACCGATTACGATAAAATAGAAATGTGGGTAAGATTCATTGTAAAATTGGTGAAGTGGTCGAAAAATAACCGCTTGGAATCAAAAATCGAAAATATACCGGACATACCGTTTTTGAATGAGAGCGAAAAAGAATATTTTATTAACCGCGCCGCCGCTCTCGAATGAGAGCGGCTCGCATAATACATTAATATGTGCGTAATAATAGTAAAACCGTCCGGCGTCGAATTGCCCGGCAAGAAAATATTAAATCAAGCGGCTGTTTATAACCCGCACGGTTTCGGGTTCTGCACCTTCAAAAGAATTTACAAAACGCTTTCTTTCGATTCTTTCATGAAAGAAATAAGTAAGGTTGACAAAAATGAATGGTGTATCATACATTTCAGATTTGCGACCACCGGCAGCGTAAAGCGCGCCAATTGTCACCCCTTCAAAAGTGAAAATATATGCTTTGCACATAACGGCGTTTTGAATATCGAAACAAAAAACGACAGGACGGACAGCGAAACGTTTTTCGATAATATCGTAATGAAGGCGATAAACAAATACGGGTTCGATTCTCGTGCGCTCGATGATATTATGTTAAAAAACACGGGTTTTTCAAAGTTTGCGCTGATGAACGACAAAAAAATAACGCTGTACGGTGATTTCATTGAGTATGAAGACGGTTGCTATTATTCGAATTTGAACTTTTTAAAACGATATTATTAAATTCTAAACAACTATACTATAAACTATATCGGTAATATATTATGAAAGCAAGAGAATTTTTATCGGAAATAATGCGCCTCGCTTGGCAATTCGTAAAGCGTAACGGCGTCACAATATCGGAAGCATTGAGAGTGTCATGGCGCAACGCAAAATTGAAAAGAGCAATGGCGGTTAAAATAGTCAAGTTCTATTATCAAAAAGTTGACGGCACAAAGCGTGAAGCATACGGTACTTTGAACGGCCGATTTATACCCGCCGTTGCGGGTACCGACAACCGTAAAAAAACGATACCGTTCAAGTTTATTTCGATACGGAAAGACAAGAATGGAGATGCTTTAAAAAGGCAAATTTGATTTAATGATGAAAACTTACTTTACACCCCTGTTATTTTATTGATTTTTCCATAAATAATTCGTATCTTTGCTTTTCAAAAGCAATCAAAATGATATACTTGGATATAAATAAATTGCAACCGCACAAAGATAACCCGCGCAAAATATCTTTCGGGCAAATCGAAAAATTATGCGAAAGCATCAAAAACAACCCCGAATATTTTGAGGCGAGACCTATCATCTGCAATACCGATTATATCATTTACGCCGGTAACAGTCGGTATAAAGCCGCCAAAAAACTCGGATTGGAAAAAGTTCCGGTTCATGTCATGGATTTGCCGGAAGAAAAAATGCGCGAAATAATGATACGCGATAATGTAAACAACGGCACTTGGAATGAGGCTGTTCTGGCCGATGATTGGAATATTGATTCATTGGTAAATTTCGGGCTTGAATTCGGTTCGTTTTCAAGCAACAAAAACGAAGAAACAAGCGAAAGCGAAATTACGGAATCAAAGACAAAGAAGAAAAACAAGACAAGAAAAATAATTACCTGTCCATACTGCAATAAAGATATTGAGATATGAATACGGCGGAATACGCATACGAAAAAGGCATCAGAGAGGTAACGCTCGGATTTTCGACGGGAAAAGACAGCGTTGCGGGGCTTGATATGCTGTTAAAAGCGGGCATGAAAGTCATACCGATATATTTTTATGTCGTACCCGGTTTAAGATTCATCGAAGATAACATAAAAATGTACGAAGACCGTTTCGGGCTGAGAATAGTCAGACTTCCGCACCCGATGCTTTATGATTATATAGATGATTCCAAATGGCAAACATACGACAAAACAAAGACACTATTGAAAAACGGAAACGGCAAAACATCATTCAGAAAATTAACGAATGATTATCTGGATTGTATGAATATACCGGGGTTTGAGTATGATTGCAACTGCATGAAAATGGCCGACAGTCTCAACAGACGGCTTTTACTCGGAAAAATACCGGATGTCGATGAAGTGAAAAAGGTTATTTACGTAACCAAATACATGACGAATAAAGATTGTTTTGATTATATTAAAGCGAATAACATACCGTTAACAAAGGATTATGAGATATGGGGAAGGTCATGGGACGGACTGAAATATGATTATTCCATGGGTGTAAAGAAATTTTACCCGGAAGATTACGAAACAATCAAATCCTATTTTCCGCTTATTGACGCGGAAACAATAAGATATAAACTTGTAAAAAAATATTTATATGAGCAAAGTACTTGACAGCTTCGAACCGAAAGCATTGGATTACGGCGAAATAGAAGATTTGGAGCCGAAAGACATTGAAAAGGCTTTAGAGTTGGAAGCAAAAATAAAGCTGAAATGCAAACAAAGAAAACAGTTTGCGGATATGACGGATACGCAGTATTACGCCGTAGTCGTGTTCGGCAATGAACACGATAAGGAAAAGTGGCTCGATACATTGGAAGGCGTGGATGTCGAATACAGACGTTTTATAGACGGTTATCAATTGGCAAAGAAGTACGGCACGGATATTGAAATGACAGCATCTTTGCCGGCACCGAAATACGTGAAACAATTTAAACTGAAATCAAAATGAGCGGATCCAGCAGAAGTTTAAACCCTCAAGTACAATCTTGGTTGAGGGACAGAGTAGGCGCATTCGGGCGCGGAAGATGACATTGATTTTCGATAATACGGGTGTCGGGTTTTTATGTTAATTTGTCTTTCCGGCATCCGTATTTTTCACGTTTGATTAATCACAGGAAAATGAAATATCCAACAAAATCCAACACTAAAAAAAAGGCCATGCTTGATGCTTTAAAGCAAACTTTAGGCGTGGTAACTCCGGCATGTGAAAATGCGGGGATAGACAGAACAACGCATTACAAGTGGATGAAGGAAGATGAATACTACAAAAACGCCGTCGAAGAAATAGAAAACATTGCTCTTGATTTTGCCGAAAGCAGATTGCACCGGAATATAAAAGACGGTGATGTGGCGTCTATCCTGTTTTATCTGAAAACAAGAGGTAAAAAGCGAGGCTATATCGAACAACAAAAAACGGATATTACCACCGGCGGAAAAGCACTTAATACCGATATTACGGTGGAAATCATAGACAAAAGAGAGCAGGTGAATGAATATACGAACGAAAATCCAAACGACTAAAGTATTCGCCGAAGTCGGAAAAGCGGTAAAAGACGGATTTACCGTCATCTCCGCGCAGGGTTCGAGCCGGTCGAGCAAAACATACAATATACTGATTTGGCTCGTGATATATTGCACCGAACATCCGAATACCGTATTATCCGTCGTTCGGGCGACGCTTCCCGCAATAAAAGGTTCCGTATTCAGAGACTTCAAGGAAATACTTTTCCGGCTCGGACTTTTCGATGAAGAAGCGTTGAATAAAACGGAGATGATTTATACATTTCCGAACGGCTCGTTCGTCGAGTTTTTCTCGACCGATTCGGAGCAAAAACTGAGAGGAAGAAAAAGGGATGTACTTTTCGTAAACGAAGCGAACGAGTTATCCTTTATCGAATGGCAGCAGCTGATAATGCGTACAACGCGATTCGCCGTCTTGGACTACAATCCGTCATTCTCCGACGACCATTGGCTTTGCGAATTGAACAAAGACGGCCGAACCTTTCATTTCATCACCACCTATAAAGACAATCCCTTTCTGGAGCAAACGATAATAAACGAGATAGAATCGCTTCGCTCCAAGAATAAATCCTTATGGGAAGTTTACGGACTCGGCATTCAAGCCGTAATCGAAGGACTGATATTCACGAACACGGAATTGACGGATGAAATACCGGAGTACGTCAAAAAGAGAGGCATCGGCATTGATTACGGATATTCGAACGACCCGACCGCGATAATTGATTGCGGTTTGGTTGATAACGATTTATACTTGGATGAATTGTGTTACGACACGCACATGCTGACAACGGATATTATCAATATACTGAAGCCGTTGAAAAGGAAGGTGATTTCGGAAAGCGCCGATCCGCGGATGATTCAAGAAATATCCGACGCGGGAATATTAATCTTTCCCGTCGAGAAGTTCAAGGGTTCCATAAATGCGGGGATTAATAAAATGCTCGAATTTAATATCAAGATTACCCGGCGTTCCGTGAATCTCATCAGGGAATTTAAGAATTACACCTACCTGCAAAATAAAGACGGAAAATGGACCAATGACCCGATTGACGATTACAATCACGGGATTGACGCCGTCAGATATTGGGTTTTGGGGGAAGCGACGGGAAAAACAAGCGTATTGGGAAACTTGAGAACAGCCTCATGGCATTAATCGAAATGAAAGTATTTCCGATTAAAAATGCGGTTTGTGTAAAATAAGACAATAAAGCAAAAATGACAAAAAACGATGAAAATACGGACAAAATGATATTCGTCAAGCCGTTGCCGGAAAACTTCGTTGCGGTGATTGTTTTTCCGATAGCCGACGGAATCCGCTTGGATGAAGTCATGTTCGCCGACGGCGCGAAAGAGCTTAATCTCAAAGCAGCCGAAGCGGCAAAGAATATCCCCTGTTCCGTCCGTTACGATGTATCGGTATTCATGCGGGAAGGAAGGGAGTTGAGGGAATTGATACCCGACGTCGAGGTTTTTTGCTACAAGCCCAAAGCTCCGCTTCCTGACAGGATTGCGGCGCAGGCGGATTGGCTCAAAGAAAACCTCGTTATTGATTATCTTCATAAAAATGAAGACTATTTGAGGTTTATCGAACTTTCGGAAGAATACGATTCGAGAAGCAAATCATGCAACGGTATTGCGGTTGACGTCTTATCCGATGTCGCCAAATATTACGGGAGAATCTTATAATTTGTTGTTTTATTAAATCACTCGAAATCCGCAGGCTGTGAAGTCGGCGGATTTTTTATTGTCGAATATGTTTTTAAACATGTTTCCGGAGTGAAAATAATCGGTGAAATGTTTGGGTAATTACAAAAATGTTATTATCTTTGTATTGTCATTACGACAAGAGCTCTATGACTGATGACGAAGGGCTAAATGCTCGGGTAGAAGAATTAATTGAGAATCTCAATTACTACCTCCGAAGCTATAATCGGTTGATAGCA